AATCTTATAAGATTGTATCTACAATGTTAGCAACGCGCCCGTAAACTCCAATAGAGTTTAGTGCACCGTTCACACTATTTTTCCCCAATAAATTGAGGGCGATCTGTTTAATGTCTGATCTGCTAAAAAGACTTAGGCACACCTATGGTGCAAATGGAGTAGAGGCCAACTCATATAAAGTCGGAATATTCAAGAAAAAATGAAAATCGAAATCGGGACCGATTCCAGTATACATATCTACTTTCATATGGCCAGGATTCTGACCTCCTCCGGGACTCATCCAGACTTCCAACTCTAAGTTGTCAAGATCTGAATCATCTGCAGTCTGCCCGAGATTGCGAGATATAGCTGAGACTCCACGAAAACGATATCTATTATACATTGGAGCATTAACAGATAATCCAGTTTGGGTTCGTTGATGTAGTAAACTTGCTCCAGTAGAACCAGATTCTGTATTTACCAAACAAGCGCGAGCTACCAAACTTTCGGTTCGTGCTGCCGCAACAATTATAGAATCTACATAATCAGTAGCTGTAATTGTACTGGGTTTTCGAATTACACGCATGTGTTGTATAGCTTCGGGTGATGCAACATTAAAATCCCAATTAATACTACCACGACAACCTACAAAACAAGAACCAATCCATGTAAATGGAGTAACTTTTACAAAATTGAATTTCGAATCACTGATACCAATAGTATCTACTGCATCATGATAACCATCTGTATCATACCCATAATATTTGGGTAATCTATTAAATTTCAAAGATAATCTTTGCAATACGTTATCGGTTGCATTAGCATCAATTGATGTTGATGTAGTATAAACACGTCTTCTCAATAATTGTTTCAGACTAGTTATATTCTCACCCATATAAATCATATTGATATCTTTAGAGGGAGGATTTGCAGGAAATAATGGAGTAGAAGAATTAACTTCTACTGGGACATCAGTGGATTGTAAAGCATAAAAAGAGTAATCCTGTGGAATATCTTTTGGAGCTGCAAATTCCATACCTTCACCATAAACTGAAACTATTAGCTGAATATCAGCAGAAGCTGTAGGACTGGTTTGTTGGGTAAAAACTCTGACGGTAATTTGTCCATTATCCAGATGTTTATCTGGATTTAACAATGTAACGCTATCATCAGAAAACACTTGTGTTTTATCAATAGTAGTTTTTAACCAAGAAGTAGCTTGTAAATAAGGGATCTTAATGCGAACATCTGGTTCAGCTGCAATATCTACAATTCTATTATAATTAGTAGTCATTGAATCTGTTACAGCATTCAAATTATCTGAAGGATCCCACGTTATACGTACCCTTCCTCGATGATATTGTGAACACACAAATCTAAATCTGAAAACAACATCACCTCTCCAATATGTAAACAAATTTTGTAACATAGCCAAAGGAGTAAGTTGATACTTATAATTAGATGAACCATCTCTTCGCAATAATTCGGGTCTAACAAGAGAACCAAAAAGAATATATCCTGGAGGTCTCGCTGCTGACCAAGCTGAAGTATAAATCCAACTTTCACGTCTTGCGATACTGTCTATTACCAGTTCTTCTTCAGCAGTGATACCTGTAATAGTACCATCTACTAAAAGTTCATTTTTTGGATCCAACGTCAATTTCTCAACAGGTTGAGAGATTTCAGCAGAAGCCATGGAATGAAAAGGTAAACTCTTATAGGGTGCAACTCCTACAATATTTGGTGTATTTGTATAACCAAATGCTGTAGCAGTTGCTGCCACAACATTAGCAACTACATTAGTTGCAGTGGCTCCTAAAGCAACAGTTTCGAAGCCAGCAGCCATAACTAAATTACCTTCAGCTGCAGCTAAACCTGCTCCCATAGTTGCACCAGTTGCAATAGTACCAGCTGCTCTAGCAATAGCAGAAGCAGGTTTGGAAATTTTTCCAGCATGTTCATAATGGTCACCTCCTTCTAGAGCTTGATGCATCTTGAGGGATCTGGAACCAATTGATGAAACTGCAGGTGGTTGATGCTTATGATCAGTTGATTGCAATGCAGCATTATAAGTAGGTCCACAAATTGATACATTTTCCGCCCAAGCGAAAATTTGAACAGAACAATCTGTACCAGCTACTGCATTTGCATTTAATAAATTGGTAAATGATCTCAAATTAAAATTTCCCATATCACGCATACCTTGTTTATGAGTAATGTCTAACCAATTTCTATTATAGAAAAAAGGTAATGTCATTTCTCCTCCAGCCGAAGTTTCAGGATGTATCCAGATATGTGGACGTTGAGAAAGAGGTACTAGAAAACCATCATAAGTTGCAGTTTCTACAATTGGACAAGGTCCAAGATCTGCCATAGGTTCATAAAATAAACCTGCTAAACCGTAGTAAAAGGGTGAAGTGTTTATCAGAACTTTTATACGCATAGTACAATTGATGAAATTGTAATTTTCAACCTTGCGTTTAATAGCAACATGATCAAAGAATTCTTCCCATGGGTAAAAGGTGGAGTCCAATGCTCCACCTACGGCCCATGTATAAGTACGTAATAACACAGGTCTAGATAAAAAGTCAGCTAACATAGAGTCAGCTTTATAAGAATCATAAATGGAAGTATCTTGTAAGGAAACAAATTCCAGAACTTCACCAGGTTCATCATCAGTGAAGTCAATCACTCCATGATCTGTGGTGGATGCTCCTCCAGCTATATCTGCTACAACAGCATTAGTACTTTGAAGATTTGAGGTAAATAATCGAACGGTTTTCTCAGAACCGTCCAATGCGCGAGTCAAGCCACCGCGCAGTGCTCCCGAAGTTGTCGGGCTCAATACAACTCTAACGGAGTTGCCACGTAGACAATTATTACCGAATTTAATATTAAAGGAATAAAGCAAATTCAGACTCATATTCCCGCCATCAAATTTTTTAGCAATCAACCTAACTATTTGTAAATACAAATTTTGAGGGACACTCTGGTAGATTTTACACTTAAAGCCCACGCTCTACTTACATTTCAAATTTGATGAAATGACTGTAAGCAGCAGTAACTGCGTTAAGTGTGGTGATTATGGTTAAGAACTTCACCAAAAGTCCTATACGCTAGGGGTAACGCTCCCTTCACAGCGTCCTACTAATTATAAGGGTAGTAGAAAATCCAGAGGGTCACTTAGCACACCGCTAAACGTCTTTTACAACGCTCGCGATAATCACTAAGTAGTGAATCCCAAGTGGGTAGGGTCGATTTCTGAACATAAGCTGTTAAATTACATTCTTTAATCACAGTTCGAAACATGGCTTGTTTCTTATCATATAATTCACGTCCATAATAGAAATATTCACTATTTGCACTACTTATGATAGAAATAGCCTGCTCTTGAGAAGTTATTGATTTTGATCTAACCCAAACAGTCAATGATTTATTCATAGAAGCTTCTTCCAAAATAGCCATATAATGTTTAGTTTCATGATCATATCTGAAAGCACGTTTCAAGAAAGATAAATCTTTAAGAGGTGTAAATGGTACACTGGTAGCCGCTTTATCTGGCATTGTGTAAGTGACACCAATAGTGTGTAACTTTTCCGCCAGTATAGTATGATTAAACCAATCAATTGATTTACTTACTGTCATAATATTATCATCACCATAAGTCATCAAACAAATATTTTGTTTAAAGGTATGCACTTCTTTATTTGGATTTGCTAAGTAGTAAGCATATCTCATGTACAGACAATTAACTATACAATTTACAGTAACAGTTAATGAGTGACCTGAAGGATTCGAACCGAAAAATTGTATTAGATCTCCATTAAAAGATTGGAAAGAAAAAGCTATATCATAACCAATACAAGTAATCGTATCCAATTGTTCTTTAGAATAATTGTTACTCATAGCACAAACTGATTTAATAATCTTGAAAGCAGCTATAATAAATACAGCTGCCATCTTCTTATCATATTTAGCAAAGTCTCCAGCAACTCCTCTATCTGTACCATGTTGGGCTAAATGTTTGTATAGTTGATGCCAAGCATCACTTTGACTTATCAGACCAGGGGCAGATTCAAATAGAAATTGATTATTTTGAGATACTCTTGTGTAACTCAACATAAATTTCCTCATTATGATAGTGAAAGGTGTGGGAGCACCAGAAAAAACACGAGTTTTTCCTGCAGCTAGTTTAGCAGCTGACACAGCTTCATCTTTCAGATGAGCAGTAAAAACAGGTGAAGCTCGTTCATAATTTCGGTATCTCTCTTCCATCTCTTTTACAACATTGAGAACATCTTCAGAAAAATCCATAGGATCATCTAAACCTCTAGCAGCTGGAATATTATGCATTTCAGTATTCTTAGAACGTCCCCAGGGAAAACCCAGAGAAGTATTTCTTACTAATTTATCAACATAATTTACTCCTTGTGCTCCGTTGACAGCAACAAAATGGTCATAAGGATGAATATGAGTTAAATCACAAGATGAAATATCTTTAAGATAACCTTCAACACAAAGTTCCACTATATCTGAACGAATACAATTATCAATACAAGTCATATCAAGTAAAGCTACTCTGAAGGGTAACCAACCTGTAGCTGGTGCAAAATGATTAGCTAATATATTATATTTAGCCATAGATTCAGCCATGATAGTATTCTCTACACGAGATTTCGATTGTGCTCTATGTCCTAAAATAGAACCATATACACTAACGACACCAGTCTCCACATAACGTAATGTAGATTTAGCATGTAATTTGATAATTTGTGGCTTTATTGACCCACTTTGTAACATAGGAGGATTTCCTCCTACAGAATATTCATAAAAATGAGCAATAATTTCATCAATAATTTCATTATCTAAAGATACCGAAACTACTTTATTATTTTCATATAAAGCATGAATACCCA